CTATTGCCCGATCAGCGCGCGTTCCCAGATGCTTTGGGCCTCCTTGAGAGACGCGATTTCCGGTCGCAGATAGAATCTGGCGGTCGTCTTGATGTCGGTGTGACCAAGGAACTTGCTGACCACCGCGATGTTGACTCCCGCTTCCAGGGCGTTGGTGGCCCAACTGTGGCGGAGATTCTGCACCGGCACGTAGGGCAGCGACTCCTTTTTGCACCATGAGGCGTAGCGTCGCGCGGCTTGCGGTGGGGTCAGGTCACCGATGATACGGCCCTTCCGGCCGTTGCGGATCTCCCGCAATCGCCGGACGGCGAATCGGGGAAGGGGCAGAAACCGGTCGGACAGTTCAGTCTTCGGCGGCACCACCACTTCGTGGCCGGCCACCCATTGCACTCCACGCTGGATATGAGTGATGCCGGAACGCATATCGATATCCGCCCAATCGACTCCGTACCCCTCTTCCGGCCGCAACGCCAGACACGAGTCCACAATCAGCCAAGCCTCAAGCGCATGGCCATAAAAGCCCTGTAGTTGGCGACGAGTCTGCCCGATGGTCAGCAGACGCGGCACATGGAGCGGCTTGGCCGGCAGATCAATCTCCAAACGGGTCACATCGACCTCTAAGTAGCCCCACTTCGCGGCCTTGCGTAGCATCTGCCTCAACACCGCCCAAGCCTTGCGGGCCGCACCTGGACTCGCGAACCCTGACAGCCACAGCTCGATGTCATCCACGCCGATGTCAGCCAACTCCATGCTGCCGAACACCGGCTCCACATGGCATCGCCAAGCCGACTCATAGCCAACGCGCGTGACCTCGCGCAGGCGCTCGCAATAGCCGACATACCGGTCATCCCAAAACTCTTGCAACAACATTTCGACCTCCGAAAAACCACACGTCTCGCGGCCAATCCGCTCGGTATCACGTGTGGGTTTTCTCACCATAAAGGAGCCCCGCATGTCGCAGTTAATCGAACAACTCGTTGATTGGCTGGTGCCCTTCTTATGCGGTGGCGCGGTCACCGTGCTGGGCCTCATGCGGCGATGGGGCAGAGCGATCATCAACGGGATGCGCGAGCTCCTGCTGTGCCAGTTGGAGGACCTGCGCCGGGAAATGGTCATCGAGCACGACGGGGTGGCGGACGAGGACCTCAAATCACGCAGTCAACGCCTCTACGACAGCTACCACAGCCTGGGTGGCAACGGGCACGGAACCGCTCTCAACGAGGACATCCAATCCGCGCCGATAGCGCCACGACAGTCCTGACCCACGACCGTGGGCCACAAACAATATCCATCCCAGAGAAAAGGGAAACATGGTCAACAATTTGAAACGTCATCCCAAGCCCTCGCTGCCGGACGAGCTTCGCCCGGACGTTGCACCGGAAACAATCATCGAATCCAATAAGGAGGAACAGTAATGACCCAAATCCATATTTCCATCAGGAAGCCGAAGACCGGCGGCTTGGACCCTGTGACCGGCACGCTGCGGTTCCGCCCGGTGCGTCGTCACTTCGACGCGGCGAAGAATCTTGTCATCGCGGCCTCGTTCGACGCGGACCTGTCCGAAACGGGTGAGCTGACGGTTGACCTGCTGCCCACGACGCCCGCTTTCGTGTGGCAGGTCATCGAGTTGGCTGATTCGCCGCAGGCGTACACGCGCTACGTCGAAGTGCCGGACTCCAAGACCAAGGTCGAATACGCGGACCTCGTGGAAGTGGACGCCGGCACGTTCGTCCCGAAGGACATGGCCGGCTCCCAACTGTTGAAGGTTCGCCACGCTTCCACCCAGTCGGAGGCGGAGACACTTTCCGCACAATACCCGGACGAGCTGGTGTTCTTCAACGAGACCGCCAGCGTCGCGAAGGCCGCTGCGGCCTTGAGCACGTTGGAGTCCATCACGGCCGAAGCTCAAACGAACGCCATGCTGGCGAAGAGCGCCATGCTGAGCGCCCGGTCCTCCGCGGATTCCGCGACCGCCACCCAGTCTGACCTTAATATCCTCGCGTCGAACGCCAACACGTTGGCGGCTAGCGTCGCCAATGATTCGCAGACCGTGGCCGACACCGCTTCCATGGTCGCGGCGAAGGGCGAGACGGCCATCGCCGCCATCGATTCGACGGTGCGGGCGGTCAAGGACAAGGCCGAGAGCGCTTCCGCCGAACTGCCTTCCGCCGGCACCACCGAAGGCACCACGGAGGAAACCGGCAAGGACTCCACCGGGGAAACGCCAGCCGGAACCGTGTCGGAGGAGCCCGCAGCCAAGGCCATGAAAGCCAAGGCCAAGAAGGTTACCGTGAAGGAGGCCTGACCATGCCAGCCCTATACGCCGGCAAACGTGTCGGCAAACCATTATTGAACGGCCACACGTACAACGCCCTATTCAACGGCAAACTCGTATGGCCCCTCGACAAGGACACGGTCGTCTCCATCAGGATCACGGACGACAAGGGCAAGCCGCTGCCCAAGTCGCTGGCCGTGTCCGGCACTTTGAAACTGGGGGCGAAGGCCACGTATGCGGACGGTCATGTTGGCGACCTGCTCACCACCAATGACGTGACGTTCACAAGCCGGGACACTTCCACCGCCACGGTTTCGGGCAACACGCTCACGTGGAGGCATGGCGGAACCATATTGGTGACGGCCACGGTCAACGGTTTCACTTCCGCCGCCGTGTCCATCAGCGCGGCCTACGCGCCCGAGTCCATCAAGGTCACGGACGATTCCGGCAAACCCATCGACAACATCACCCTGCGCGTCGGCGAGAGCAAGAACCTCAAGGTGACGATCCTGCCCGATGCGGCATCGCAGGAGTATACGGCATCCATCAAGGATGTGAGTCTCGCATCAGTCAGACAACAGTAAGGGGCAATATCATGCCAACAACAACAGCGTTTAGGGGGGGGGGCTAGTGTCCGCGCCCTCAAGGAGGGCGACACCTCCATCACCATCACCGCAGGCAGCATCGTAAAGACCATCCCGGTCAGTGTATGGGGAAACAAATGGGTGCTGCCCACCCTGCCAGCCACGCGCAACGGAATCACGTTCACCGCGGCCGGCGACGGCATGGTACACGCGAAGGGCACAGCGACCGACTGGGCGACCATCCTCGTCACCCAGGACCTGCCGGCCGGCGAGTACACGCTCGAACACACGCTCGTCGACGGTGTCGGCCCGTTCTGCGAGCTCAAATCCACGGACGGCAGTATCGACCTGTTCTCGAATGGCACGGTCAAGGCGACGCTCCCGGCGGGCGACTACCGGATGCTCGTCAGTGTCTCGCCCGGCAAGACCGTGGACGCAACCATCACCCCAATTCTCAGGAAACTCAACTAAGGCCCCGATATTGGGGCCTTCACCATAAAAGGAGGCCCCAATATGGGCGCACTATCAATAACCGGTATCAAACCGGGGTCCACGAGTCTGAAACTGACCGCCGGCAAGATTACGAAAACCGTGCCGATTACCGTATTGTCGCGTAACCTGCTCGCCTACGGTCCCGCGTCGGGCAGCGGTTTGACCGCCACCGTTAACAGTGACGGGTCATTGCATGTCACCGGCACCGCCCACGGTCAATGGTGTGGCGTGTCGTGGACGTTCCCATTCCCGGTACAGGGCACCGTGAAACTCAGCGGCACTAGTATCGCCGGTTTGAGCTTCAACATCAAGTGCCTCGACGCCAAGGGGCAGCAACTGGGAGACCAAATGAACTTGGGTAACAGTGCCATGGCAATCCCTGCCGGCACCGTCAGCCTGTTCCTCAACGTCATCTCCACCGAGGCCACGCCCACCGCGAAGGACGGCGACCTCCGAGTCCAGCTCGAATCCGGCGACACCGCGCACGAGTGGATGCGACCCGACAACACGAGCCTTAAGGGGGGGGGGGCTATGAGCTAGCGAACCTGTATCCGCGTGTCACCGGACTGCCTAAAACATTAGGCACCGACCCGGGTGTTATGGTCACGGAACCATCGCCGGGCACGTACCGGTTCAAAGGCTCCACCACACAAAAGGTTGACTCGTGGGATAGCCTGACACGTTCCGTCCATGTGGACGCGGGCACGTACACGCTGGACGCCACGGACTGGCCGTATGGCAGCAGCTCATGGTTGATTGGCATCCAGTCCACTCTCACCCCCGATGACGGCAGCGGACAGACAATCGCGTTCGGACCTAGGAACTATGGGCCGAAAACCTTGAAGGCCGGCACTCTCCAATGCAACATTTTCGTCAACACCACGGGCGAGGTCGATAAGACGTTCACTCCCCGCCTGTACAAGATCGACTGATTCTAGCCCCACACCATTCCGTGTGGGGCTTTTCCATTGACGGCCCCGAGTGGGCCGTGACAATCCTGACCCACGACCGTGGGCCACAAACAACAATCCATCCCGAGAAAGGGGAAAACATTGGTCAATAACAAGGACAAGCCGTTGTGGAAGCGTCTGCTCGCCAAGGGTACCGCGCTGTCCGCCGCCGTGTGCATGATGCTGCTCCCGGCGACCGCGCACGCGGACATGCAGGGCATCGACGTGTCCAACTGGCAGTGCGGCATCGACATCGCCAACACGCAGGCGGACTTCGTTGTCGTCGGCACCACATGGGGCACGGGACAGGTGTACAACAACTGTCTCGTGTCCGGCGTCAACACGGACGCCAACCGCATGATCGCCCAAGCACAAGCATCCGGCAAGCGATTCGGTTTGTATCACTACGCGATGGGCGGCAACCCGGAGGCCGAAGCCCAATTCTTCTATCGCAACACGTCGAACTATTGGCGTCACGGCATCGTGGCGTTGGATTGGGAGATGGACGACAACCCCGCATGGGGCGATTGGGATTGGGTACGCCGATTCATGGCGGAGTGCGAACGGTTGAGCGGCGGTGTGCGCCCATTGCTGTACACCGGCCCGGTGGCCGGCACCATCCCGCAGGATATCCGCGACCGGTACGGCCTGTGGATCGCCCAGTACGCGAACATGAGCCCGACCGGCTATCAGGCATCCCCGTGGATGCTGGGCGCATACGGCGAGGCCATGCGCCAATACAGCGGCACCGGTGTCGTCAACACGTGGAGTCCAATCGACCTCAACATCTTCCGTGGCGACGCATGGCAGTGGGATCTGTACGCCAACCCCGCCGGCGGCTCCACGCCCCCGGCCACACCGGCCGCGCCCGCACAGCCGAACACTCCCCCGGCCGACACCAACACGGGTGGCATCAGCCACGTCATGCAGTGGGGCGAGACCATCTGGGGACTCGCCGTAGCCTACAACGCTTGGCCGTTGTCCGCATGGCATACGCCGAGCGGTGACATCAACCGCTACTACGTGGGCGATGTCGTAACCTACGGCGGCGGCTCTACTGCCACCCCCGCACCGTCCACCGGGGTTTCCAAGGTCCTCCAGTGGGGCGACACCGTGTGGGATTTCGCCACCGCGCACGGTTACAGCGTCAGCCGCTGCACCGTACCCTCCGGCAACATCAACGTCTACTATGTGGGCGACGTGGTGACCTGCCGCTGAGACTCAACAGATGCCGCCACCCGCTTGACCGGGTGACGGCATCACCCCATCATCATCCCTTATTGATCGGAGCAAACATGACCGACAGCAAAAACACGACCGACACCGGCGAAACGCTTCCCGGCGTCGATGTGAGCGACTGGCCCGAGACGGCCGACGTCACCCATGACGTGCCCGACTGGCTCATCCCCAGCCGCGTCTACGACATCCTCAAATGGCTCGGCCTCATCGTCCTGCCCGCACTCGCCCTGTTCGTGGGCGCGGTCGGCCCCGCATGGGGCTGGCCTCACGTGGACGCGATAGTGACCACGCTCAACGCGCTCGGCATCCTCGCCGGCGCGCTCATCGGCGTCAGCGCCATCAAACAACGCCTCGACCTCGCCGCATGA